TTGCTGCTGACAGGTTCTCGTAACTTTTCTTCTTTACTCTCTTCGCCATTCTCTAACTCCAATTCTAGTTTAAACATCAAGCAGCAAATAGCGTGCGCTAGATGTGATAAATTTGTTTCTGGATCTTGTAGTTCTCCGTCCAGATGGGAGAATATGTGCCGTAGTGCACCACCGCTGTATCTCTTCTGTGCATCTTCTAGTTTACGCCAGTTTTCTTCATCGTACTTGGCCGCACCAAAGGTTAATACTTTTGCTACTTCTACTGTAGCTTTGGGAGGCAGTAGATACATTTTCGGCTTTTCACTATCAAACTTCCTTCCCGGCTCTACCCAATTAGGAAGCTCTCCACTGCCTGCTGTATTAATTATACCTTTCAAGTCCTTGATATCAGTCATGTACAAAGTCCTTAATCAGAGGAAACATTGGATTAATCTCATAAGCACAGGCTCGTGCAATATCCATATGCTCTTTCTGAGTACCAGGAGTTGTACGCACATCAATGAAGTGAATCCATGAGCGTACTGTTCCGTGCATATACAAACGAGTCTTTGTTAGACCTTCTGGAAGTACAGTTCGTGCCTGCTCCTTCGCAATACCATGTTCGATTGCCCACTTGTAAATACTTTGAGCAGTATCAATAACTTTTTTCTGCTGAGAAACCCAGTGTTGGTGTAGTAGTTCGTCCTCAGTTTCAACACTGTTCTGACGATTTTTCATATCTTGTAGACGAGTTTCTCGTAATTCAAAAGGGTAGCCCATTGCCGCAGGGTCGGCATAGCGTTGGCTAAACTCCTGAAAAGCAAAACTACGATGGCGTACTATCTGGTGAGCGATGTCACGAGTAGTGTTGATCTCCATAGTAATACCACACATCTCAAAAGGAGACCAGTGTTTATGCTTGATTAGATACTCTACTAGCTTACGAGAAGTAAGTTCATTACTCTGATTAGCTGGGTTAGACACTCTAGCCATGTATGCAATATCTGCAATTAAATCAGGCGAAGATGTCGATATAAGTTTTACGTTGCTCATTTGGCGGTGATCCTTTTGTCGTAGTCTGCATAGTCCTCATTCCACCAGTCAGGTTTCGCTCTATGCGACCAGGTGGCGAAGGTGGCTTTATCCAGATGGTAGTAGTCCCTGTAAGATTGTATAGGGTTGTCGTAGTCTTTAAGTTCATCAGGCATTGCTAGTCCGAATTGTGTGAATCCTCGTCGTGGTAGATTCCGTGGCTCTGGTAGCTTGTTAACCACTTCCACAATCGACTTGTGTTGTTTCGCATAGCGGTAGTGATATTCATCATTAAGAGCGTTACCATAACAGTGTGTCCATTCAAAATTGTCTAGAGATGAGCGTACCCAGATAGTGCAAGGGTGATTGTACATCATCGGTAGATACGGGGTTAGGGGTCGTTCTTCCATTGGAAGATGTTTAATGTCTTTCTTGAGAGCATTGAGATGATCACGCTCTTCTTTGTTGAGAGCACGAGGTACAAAACCTAGATGCTCGTCAACCCAGATGGCAGTACACATTAGCTGTGCTACTTCTAGGGGCATCTTTACAATATGTTTGTCTACGTGATACTCTGCACACTTGTCGAGGTCATCGTCAAGATAAAATAAATTCATGGTACTCTCCGTAAAATAGAAATGATATTATACTAAATTTGGGAAAGGCTGTCAAGAATTATTCTTCGTTTGGTAACATTACTGGGTCTTCCCAGAAGTTTATAGCGATACTTTTTCTAATACCCGAGGTAACTGAGGTAACTCCATGCGGTTTATCTGACTGAAAAACTACAATTCTATTGTTTACAGGTTCTACTAATTTGCAGATTTCATCGTCATCTTCTTCCCAAGATCTGAGAGTTCCTCCTTCTACATCCTGGTTTCCAAAATATATTATTGCTCCGAAAAGAGGATGTACTACTTCCCCTGTTGTTTCATAGCGTAGTATGTCAAAATCTGTGTGTACATCTAAGGAGTAGTCGCAATCTTCCGAGATTGAGTTTTTTGTTGTAACTGTGGGCCAGTACTCGAACCCCGCTGCTCGGTCAAACGGGTATTCTTTGGATATTATAGGGTGGGCAAGCATTTGCTCAACTAGGAACTCTCCTATTCCATTGGTACGCTCTTTATCTTTGTTGAATAGAGCGTCATTCCAGTAGAACGACTTACGCTCCCAGAAAGGAGAGTTTGTAATACCTTTTAATACTTTAGTATCAGTAATAAAGTTGTCAAAAATTAACATTACTCTTCTTCTATTCGTGCTCTTCCTCTAGTCCATAAAACTAGGGCGTCTTGTTTAAGCTCTTGTGTCTTTACGGCAGGAGGCTCTCCCGACCATATTACATTACCGTCTTGAAGTAAGTCTTGGTACATAGCTACTTCTGTAGCGGTATCATGAGCAGGATTCCCGTCTTCGATTGAATAGTTGGGGTCGATAGTTTCTTTTCTGAGGAGAGGAAGATGCCAGCTACCTGTGTACTGTACTCCGTCTGAGATGTCTACACTGTGAGATGTTTTGAACTTCAGTGCTTTTGTAAATACGTCAAAGTTTTTAAATGTCAACGTATTCCAAGTATTACAAACATTATAGAACCAGTGTCCTGTAATAGCTCCTGCAGAAAGTCTTTTAGCTTCAGGAAGATTATACTCTGCCGCTATTGCGTCAATCTCTGCCTGTGTGTACATAGACAGGTGGGGAACGGTAGGTCTACCTATCTCGTGGTTGTACAAAGACTCATTAAAAAGAATATGCGTACTCTTGTTTACAAAACGTACTGTCTGCATACGAAGTTGTCCAGTAACCCATATGTCAGTCCTACTACCAATTTTGTCAGCAACAATTCCATCTGTTAAACCTTTACCGAATCTTACCACCACATCGTGACCATCAATAAAGTCTCCATGATTTTTTTCAAAAGCATCTAAAGAGTTGCCTACGAGAATAACATTTTTTCCTCGTACATATTCCTTCATTTCATCTAAGGTCATTATAGTCCTCCGCGAACTCATCATGGGCATAATCTGTATAGATTGGTGTCCCATCTGTAAAGTGTACTGCTACTGGATCCTTCATAAAGTTATAGTAGCCTACTAAATAATTATAAGACTCATCAAGCCTTCCTATATCACTTGCCCACTCAAATCTGTGTAACCATTGAGGAGTTTGTTTGTTTACTGCATCTAAAGTTAACTCTAAGCAATCTTCGTGCTCGCAGTTGAATACCATCATGGAACTCCACCACTTACGAGGATACCACTCATTCTTATGCGCTAGAAACTTGTGATCTTCTCTTACCTGCTTTACTAGATGTTTTACTACTGTTACAGGAGCGTCTCCTACCAATCTATCTAGTATGGCAGGGTCTTTACGCCATAAAAAATCACTGTCACAGAACATGGCTTTGCCTTTATAACCACATAGGTAAGGCACTAGAAACCGAGTATAAGTAAACTCAGTAGAGCCGTCCTCTTTCTTTCTCTTGTATCCGTGATCTCTTTGAAGATCCTTCTTATCTAGCAACGTGACTTTGTGTCCGAATCTCTCAATGGATCGAACACAAACGGCTGTGTTTTCTGGCTGGGTAGAATCATGTCCTACAAATATTCTCACTCTTCATCCTTGTATGTATGCAGTTCGCCTTTCTTCTTGGCTTCGCGTTTACGATCTTTAAATACTTTAGCTTTATTGTACTTTCGCTGGAACTTCGCTACTGGATTCCTCTTTTTCATTCGTAGTCACCTCTCTGTAATATACAATTACTTCGCCCAATTGGCTGATGTATCTTTTGATTTCTTGTGTATTATAAGCCATTAACTCATAATCTGCAACTGTCATTGCGACAAACACGAGGTCTCCCCCATGCTTCTTTTTAATATCTTCCTCAAACTTATCCATATAGGTACGCTCTTCTTTCGGTATCTTTCTATCCGAAACTACGTACCACTTGGGTTCTTTGAGATTCAAAGGTCGAGGCATAGTAGGTTGTACAATATCTATCTGTACAGGCTTACTTATAATCTCTACCTCTCTTGGAGGCATCTGTAGCAAACTACAACCACTAAGGGTTAGGATTGCTAATGCGATTACTGACTTCTTCAATTGCATCAAATACCTCCTTTGTTCTAGCATTTGCTTGATTTTGTATCTGTCCTGGTCTTGCACTGGCTATCTTCGCAAGGTTGTGTCTACGAAAAATATCTAGGTATTCAGACATCTCAGCTTCGTACTGCTGATTCTGTTGTTGCAGTGCAGCACTAGCTTTTGCTGTCTTCTCTGCATTCAGTGTGATTGCGGCTATTGTAGCCTTCTGCTCTTGATCCCGCAGGTCTTGGGCAATGATCACTGCTGTCTGTTCTTCTAATTTATTTTTCATAGGCACAACAGCGAATTGGTAGTACAGAAAACCTGCACTACCCATCGCTGCTATGATTCCCATCAATAGTTTAGACATTTTCCATTCTAACCATAAGTCTTTCTGCTCGATTCCCTACTTGTCTGTGCCATAGTGAATCTCTGCCTTCAACCCCTGCTGTCTTCCAGTCTCCTGCATCAACAGCTTTCTTGAAGTTTTTAAACTTACTAAGTCGGGGACGACCAAGATTAAACATCATATTGACGAGTATCTCTTGGACTTCCCCTGGATAAGTTTCCCACATATCAAAGAGAACTTTGCACTCTCCAATAGCAATGTCAAGGTCGGCTTGGAAGGCTTCTGTGACCCTCTCTTCGCTAACAGGTGTTCCAACGTCACATCCTTGCTCTGGATCATTATCCGTGATTAAGTGCCCGATACCAAAGGTAGCGTAGCCTAAATGATCAAGATATATTTCGTTTACTATTCCTTCATCTACTGCTAATTGTTTCTGTACTTGTTCTCTATTCATGTTCTACTCCTTAGTATTACATTCCTGCACTGGCGTATATTGTTATAAACGGCAAGGCTAAACAACCAATTGTCGTAACCACTGCGCAGAATACACAAGCGGCCTCGTCTCTTTTTCTCACTTTCGTTCTCCATAGAACTTGGGCAATAGCCCGTATCTAGGCTACTCCAAGGTGAGCCTAATTTACCTATACCAAGTCTTTAAGGTCTTGGTACCCACCTATATGCTCCCCATTCAGTATAATCTGAGGAACCGTCTTAGCAAAAGGAAACAGAGAATTAAACTCTTCAACAGTAAAGTTGCGTTCTAGCTTCTTTACTGTAATATACATTTCCTTTTTATATGCGAGATCGAATGCCATGTCACAGTAGACACATCCTTCTTTCCCGTAGATTATTACTTCTTGCATACTGTTACCCTAACTTCATTTCTTGTCCACTGCATATTTTCTAAACTGAAGTAGACTCCTAGAGTTGCTTTCCACCATTCTTTATCTTCTACTATAAGATGTGCATTGCGTCCGTCACTCAATATTGACCTTGCTTCAATGGTACTTATAACAAAATAGCCGCACTTCAACATACAATCTCTTATATGTTGAAGTACGTTGTCTAGTAACTCTGGTTCGATATGCTCTAACACATCCGTGCAAACTACCATATCGGCAGGCTGTGGTAGCCCCGACTTACTTTCTACGGCAGGATCATATTCATAGAACAACAACTCACCTGGGTACTTTTTGTGAAAGTGTCTCTTGAGACAGTCTCTATGATTACTACTTCCGTAGTCAAGGGCAGTAGAACATTTGTATGTCTTTGCCCTTTCTAGTATATCTTCTGCGTGTTTGCGTCCTGTCCCGCCCCAATATCTATCTTCGTGAAGCTCTATCAGTTGTTGCTTATATTCATTACTGATTAATAAGTCCAAGGTCAAAGCCTCTCTTTACAAGCTCGTTACGATACTTCTGCTTGTTTTTTGGTTTAGTGTTACTACTTAGTAGTGCTGCTACCAACTCTTCTTCTGAAGTGTTGCGTAGGTAATAATGAACCGTCTTGTAGGTTTTCGCCTGACGGCTAATCAAAATTTTTGCTGATTCTTTAAACTTTGCTGGCATTTTCTTTCTCCCGTTGGTATTCTAATTTAAGGTCGTTGTAGCAGTTCTCTGCCACTCGTCTATCTCGTGTACGCATATATAAAGTATGTGCATCTTCCACCTTGTAGATAGGGTCTGATATATCGTCATACTCTATATTTATCTCTAGTTTATTCTTCATCTAACTCCAGCATCCCGTGGTCTACTAAGTGTTCTATAGTTGTTTCGATACCTTCTTGTTTACCTAGATGGTAACTTGTCATGCCACAGCCTATGACACAAAACATAAATACGGCTAATTCTAACATATTTTTCTCCGTCTTGTGGATTGCTTTCTCCATTTCAGAATAACTATTATACGCACAAACAAGGATAGAGTCAAGAAATATCTTTGTAATGCCGAATAAACTTTTAACTTCTTTTAGGGGAATTATACTCAAATTTATGTAGAATGTCAAGAAGAATTTTTGAGCGACCCCAAAAAAATTTCTTGACAAGATACCCGCTTTCGGATATAATACTCCCATGAAAAAATATAAAAGAAAGCCTTGGACTGATGAGGAGCGCAAAATACTTGCTACTCATTATTTCTACCAAGATATTCAAGCAATGATGTATATGCTTCCTGATAGAACAGAGCAATCTATTCGTAACCAAGTGGCATACCTAAGAAAAAGAGGATATAGGTTTAAAAAATGATGCTAGATACCACACAAGCCGTACTACTTATAAGTTTACTCGTTTTTTGGATAATCATTAAAGATAAGGATGACTATGACGATTAAAGTAAGAAATGGTAATGTAGAGCAAGCACTCCGTATATTTCGCAGAAAGGTAAACGATAGTAATAAGCTGTTCGATTACAAAGAAAAGCAATATCACGAGAAGAAAACTACTAAACGTCAGCGCAAAAAAGCTGCTGCTAAACAAAGAGAGCGTAAACGACAATGCAAGGATATAAAGTATTAAAGAACGTAATCCCCTCTACCTATTTGAAGATAGC